GCAATAGTATTTACATTGTCAAACTTATTTTGTAGATACCTTGCTTTAGCAACATCATCTTCGGTGTATGTTCTTCTAACAATTTNGTGNGCNAAATCCCACGCNTTGTCTTGCATTGGTTTCATATTTTCTCTTGCTTGAAAATACTTTTCTTTTTCTTGCGTATCTTCTGCCTCNATATGCACACGCATACGATTGGCGATTTTATTACGATACTCTTGNTTTAATCTTAAACGCATAATTGTCCTTTCTGTTATTGTTTAAAAATAAAGTTTTAACACTTGACTTTACTATTGTCAAGTATTATATAGGAGAGAATAAAAAGAAAGGATAATATGAACAAAATTGGATACATATTATTTGCTAGTGGAATTGCTGTTGGGCTTTGGCTTTACGCAACCGCTTGGTCAATAGTGTGGATATCATGAGCGCTGAAACAGAAGAAATGAAAAGAATTGGACACGAGCTCAAGAGGATTGCTGTTGCAATAGAAGAGATCTTGCGGCTAGTGAAAAAGGATATGAAAAAGTAAGTTTGTGGGATATGGTATAGGTCGCCTGGACGTTTCTGGGCTATATCACAGGTCGCGAAACATCACAGTTTGCACTCAGACTCTAGATGAACGGTGCCGCCTGCGAGACGCCATATCCACGAAACTTGAACCCTGGTCCTATCAGACTGTTTGCTTTAATAAGTCATGCATGGTGGGACCTGGGGTCAAGCACATAGTTAATTACTATTAGGCCCTGCTCGAGCCTTAAACAATTACTGTCGGGCCTCAGCGTGCTTGGCCCACTTTAGAATGATTCTAAAGTGGGTGGGGGTGCGGACCGCGAGCGTCAAGCCACAAGCGCTTGACAATGGATCCAGCAACCTGTAGGATGAAACATATGAAAGGAAACAATATGAAAGAAATAATGTACAAAAGGAAAAAAAGTAAAAGTCCCATTCGCAGATGCAAATTATAACCTGGATGGAGAGAAGGACGTAGTCATTGAAAATAGAATTCGGCGGAGAGAAGGCCACAGTGCCAGCATACGCCGCAGCTGTTTACGATGTAATTATTGGATCCGAACAACTTCAGGACTGGGACAGGCACCGTAAGGGGCTTGACTGGTTCGCAAAGTACTTTCCCAAACAATACATGGTGCTACTTGATTAGATCTAAACACAACGACTTGATGAACTATTTCATCCACGATGAGCGCGACTTGAGTCGCGCTTACGTTAAGAAGTGCGAGCGCTTCCTGTGGTCCCTGAGGAATAAAGGGCTGATCACGAAGCAAGCGGCAAATACTCTGTTCAGGCTGCAAGCAAAAAAATGAAAAAAATTACCTTAACTGTTAGTAACTGTAGCGTGGGCCAGTGGTCCACGCTGCTATTAGAGCTGAACATCATGTCCAGATCCTGGAAGAGATTCGGCCCGAGAATAGAGCTGCAAGCGCCAAGCGTCAAGCACATCCTGACTGCGGGGGCCAAGCGCCACGAGCCAAGGACCAAGCGCCAAGCCTTAAAAAGAACACATTCAAATGATAGAGCTCAATTAGAAATATGAAAGTAAAAGAAGCAAAAAAAATAACTGGATCACTAACCAGAACCAGTAAGATGCCTGGCCTGTCTTACAGTCTACCTGCATGGGAATGCCAAGTGGGTAAGAAGCTGCGGGCCGTGAAGGGCTCTGTATGCTCAGGCTGTTACGCGCTCAAGGGTAACTATACCAGATATCCTGCCATCAAGGCTGCCCAGTACTTCAGGCTAGCTAGCTTGATGGATCCGCGCTGGGTGAAGGCCATGACAGTCCAGGTGAAGCGCCAGAAGTGGTTCAGATGGCACGACGCTGGAGACCTTCAATCCGTCGAGCATCTTAAAAAAATTTTTGAAGTCTGTAATAACACACCAGGGACCATGCACTGGCTGCCAACCAGGGAGGTTAAGTATACCCGCCTGATGGATCCAGAAGTACGTTCCAAAAAATTTAAAGATTGTAATCAGTGATCACATGGTGGACCAAGTCACACCTGTCAGGAGCTGGCCTTACACGTCTGGGGTCACCACAGCTGGCAATGCGACCTGTCCTGCTCCCAGTCAGGGTGGCAAGTGTGGCAGCTGCCGCGCATGTTGGGACAGGAACACAGCCAGAGTAGTTTATGGTAAACATTAGAACTCAAACACAAATCGATATACACGAGATCCATGAGCAGTGGGCCAGGGACAACGGGTACAGATCCAAGCCTCAAGCTTCAAGCGTCAAGCTTTCGAACCAACCTGTTCGAGGTACAAGACGCAAGCGTCAAGCCCCAAGCAGCAAGCCTCAAGCTTAAAGCCACAAGCCTCAAGCTCCCTGATCCGTGAACCACGGAAAAGTTTCACGAGCCTCGGACCGAGGGCCTCGGCTATGATAAATGTATTGTTGGGATGTGCAATATGAAACGATATTTGATGCGGCGAGAACTTGAGTTTGTTGGCTCGCGTTACTTTTAATTCAACAGTAAAAAAGTGCCCAGAATGATTGTACCCCAATAGATCAGGAGTACCAAGTCCACTAAGATTTTCCAACCTTGTCCAGATAATTCGTGAAGTTTTTGCTTTAAGTTTTTTATAAAGTTTAGCCTCTGGACCCATGAGATTTTTGGCCCAACATCAGTAGTCATGTTGGAGCTTGTTTGGCATTAATAATTTAGATTCTCTGTTCGTTTTGAGAACCAATCTATGTGTGGTTCTCTTCTTGCCAAGCCCAACTATTGCTGTCTCTGCGTGTTCATGAACTTCCATTCTTCTTATTTCATAGAGTCGTCCATTAAACTCTACCATGATGACTGCATTACTTACCGCGTTGCCTCGCAGTCCCTGTGCGCCTTCTGTAAACTTATCTAAAAACTCTTGTAGGTCTCTGACCTTCATTAAATTATTCCGTTCTTTCTCAATCTTGCAACTGAGTCATCAACTTGTTGTGCTAACTTTTTATTGTCGGCGTGAATTTCAAGAATCTCCTGTTCCTTAACAGTAACTTCTTGTCGGACTTTAATATTAAATTCTTCCAACTCTGTCAACTTCATTTGTAGTTTTCCTATTAATTTTTTGTATGTGACTCATTGACGGCAAGAGCATTAGCAAGTCCTTCTTCCAACTCTGCAATTCTTTCTTTAGCTTTTTTCATTTCAGGACTGTTCATACCCACAGCTTTAACCAATGAAGTTTCTAACTCAGCGTCGTGTACTTTCTGAGTCAGCACTTCTATCTGCTTGGTTAAATCTAAATCTCCTCGATCATCTTTCATATTGACTTTATAGGATTGTTGGCTTAAAAAGTCAAGTATGGGAGTACCAAAAAGATTAACTGAAATGCAAATGAGGTTTGCCGAACTGATAGTATTCGGAGGCCCAGAAGGACCTGTGACTCAAACAGAGGCAGCTACCATAGCTGGCTATAGCAAAGACAATGCAAGATTTGAAGGGTCTAAGTTAATGAACCCAAGGAACTTTCCTTTGGTGGCAAAATATATAGGTGAGTTAAGAGAAGAGAGAGTGAGAAAGCATGAAGTTAGTTATGAGACTCACGTTGCTGAACTTGCTCGCATAAGAGAAGCCGCTTTGAAGAAATCAAGTTTTTCCGCTGCTGTAAATGCTGAAACCAACCGAGGCAAGGCAGGAGGATTATACATAGACAGAAAAATAATAAAGCATGGGAAATTAGAAGATATGACAGAAGAACAGCTAGAGCTGAAAATGAAACAAATTTTAGACGACTATGCACCATTATTAAATGTTACCCCTGAGAAACCATTATCGGCCCGAAAACCATCACAAACCAAAAAAGTGATAGACCAAAAAGAACTAAAAAATACTTCGTCCAATCCGACATCTAGCGAGGAATCAAAGTCAGAGAGTAAATCGCCAACAGAAAAAACACCGCCATCCCAATAATAAATAGTTTATCTGGATTCCACATCTAATTTATCCATTCCAGTTATGCACCCTGTAGGGAAGACGTTCCGATCACTATATGCCTCATCCTTCGAGTCATAGCTAGCAAAAGTCCACACGAACTTCTTAGTTCGTTTGTAGACGTATGCAAAAGAGACCATCTTAGAACATTCAAATCTATCGAACTCCTCAGCCGTAGCATGCCCCGCATCCCCCGTGATGTCAAGCCAAGATATTTTATAAAAATAATACTTCTTCTTATTAATGACCAGGTGTTTATATTTAGATTTTTTTCTTCTCATAAAATTCATATCCCCTTGTATATAGTGCTAGAAACCACAAAAAAAGTTATTTTTTTACCAAAAATGGTCCGCGCACCCCATATACCCCTTGGTATTGCTCACTTATTTGACATTACGACGTTTTAGACGTTTTACGTTTTTGTAAAACGTCGTACATTCAGCTATATATACCAACGATAATCGTTCAAAATACGTTTTAACACTATTCGTAGAGTTTTTTTTTCAAAAATATTTTTTGTGGCTGTGAGTACTATATGTAAAACGTTGTGCCTAATTTGTGCCATAATAGCGCCTTAATATTGCCACTTTCTCGGCTGCACTAGCACATTTAGCCAATAGTTTATCGATTTCGCCTGTTATGTCTGTGTGATCTACCATGACAGCGTTGCTGCCAGCGTTCACCAGAAGCAAATCAATCTTAAGTAGAGCATCTTCTTGCTCAGACTCATATCGCTTGACTAAAGCCTTGTATACGCGTTCTCGCATGTGTTTACCTCCCTTGATCCAGTTCGACATCGGCTGACTCCCCGTGTTTCTCTTCGTGTATTATATTGTAATATTTGTTTAGTCTAGCTAAAAACTCATGTTTGGCTTTACGCAACTCAGCACCTTGGAATGTAAATTCTTGTAAGTATAAATCTGGAGTGCATATCATAATGACTCCTTGCTCAATCTTACTACCATAAACATAGTCATGTGCCATGGCATAAGCTGCAATTTGCAGTTTGTAATCTCCAATCCATTCCTCTCTCTTGGGAGAGTTTGATTGCTTAAAGTCGGCGACGGTTTCCATACCATTGTGATCACAGATTAGATCCGTGGTCCCTGCATAAAGGCCAGGGTAGTATAGTGTCACCTCGGAGCCAAAGTATTCTTTCACAGGCAACAGACAATTTTCAATAATCTTATTCGCCATAGTCTTAGCTTGTTGACCCAAAGACGTTAAATCCTCGTAGCCTTTCTCTAGAATATGCGCTTCAATAAACTTGTGCATGGCCGTACCACGCTTTGAGGACAGATTCATAATGGCATCTGCTTGTTCGTTTCCGATACGTTGGCGCCAGTTCTGTAATGATCGTTGGTCCTTGGTTCGTGATAAAATCGTCGTGACACTAGGCAACTTGTTCTTACCCACTACATAGGTTCGACTTCCATCGTCATCGGACCTCGGAACACGGACATAGTTATATTTAGTATTACGAATCATCTCTTTTTAATTTTGTTATATCGTTAAGCTTTTCAATATCGTCATAAGGCACCAAAGTCATTTTATCTTTTCTACCAGGTCGTGGGCCATAAATATGATAAGGTTTCTTTCCCTTAGGAAATCCTAAAGCTTCACACTTACCCCAGGTTAATTTAAATAACTCGGCTCGGTTTACAACCAACCAAGAACCAAAGCGTGCAAAAACAATATAATCAGCAAGACCTTTTGACCAACCAGGTTTACCAAGAACAGTGGTTCCCTCTACCCAGGCTAGTTTATCCTGGACATCTTTATCACCTCGATTAATCTTTTTCATTCCTTTAACCTCAAACTTAAAGCGATCTCCATTCATGTTAGGAAGTCTTCCTTCCATATCCCAATGCTCTTGAGTGTCTTGTTGTTTGGTAGACCACACCACATCTTGTAGATGTTGTTTAACAAAAGCTTCTTCAACGAGCCTGCCTTTATGAATAAAAGCCTGCCACTGCGACGGACTCAATTGAGCCTCACTTTTGAAATATCATAAGGTCTAACCTCAGCATCTTTAACCACTTCCATCATGGCTTCGTACTGATCAGCATTGAGTTGAGTTTTATAAAGTCTTTGAGCAATTGCCATCATCGTTCCTGCTACTAACTCCACAGGGAGTTGATGATCATTGAGTAGATGAAATGCGTGCTCAGACATATCATCCATACATTTTTGTGTGTCGGTTTCCTCTAGTTGTGAGGACATTTTCTTTTTTGCCATTCTCGATATCCTTTCACCCATGTTGCAGGGTCTTGGTGTTGCGCACGTTTTGTCCAGGCCCAATGGTGCAAATTGCCTGCATGAACTTCGATCAATCTTAAAATATTATTTTTTAAGTTGTTTAAGGGTTTTGTCATAAATGTGTCGTTTTATATCTTTATCAGTTTGCATAATCGTCAGTACGTCTAACACTGTTATAAGCTTTGACATAACTATTATGAGAAATAGCCATAGAACTTCCGCTCGCAAGGAGCGCAAATTCACTGCACCCGCTTACTAAAATAAGTATGATAAATAAAATCGTCAACTTCGCTTTGATCATATCCTTTTATCTCTCCTTCTGACTCGCACTCCCAACATTGGTGTACGTTTGTTTTGCCTGTATTGTCTATCACAGTTAGGTAGCCATTACCACGACAATTATCGCAGATTCTGCTCTTCCTAGCTGGTGCTTTTAATGTTTTCATGTTCAACTCTAAATCCTTTCCGAATATCATATCCTTTTATTTTTTTACTTTATAAGAAGTAACGTGGTCCCAGTACTCTCGATTCTTACTATTAGCTTTGTTTAACAACGGTTTCATTCTTTGAATTAAATATCCTTCAAGATGAAGTCGATCTTCATAACTTCCTCTATCTAAAATCCATCGTAACACAACGACTTTATTTTTAAGACGCTCAATAATCTGTTCCTTGGTTAATTTAGGAAATTTTTTAGAAAGTTTAAGGATCAATTCATTTTTAGGACTCTCTAAGTTAGCATAAACTTTTTGGCGTGCGATCCAGTTCCCTGTTTGTCCAATATACAGAATATTACATTTGTTTTTTTCTGTAGTAAAAACAGGCTCTTTTTCTCTAATAATATAACACACACTTACAGAGCTATTCGATTCAAGAGGGATATATTTCTTTGTTATTTTTTGCTCATGTCTTTCTTTTTCTTCTTGGCGTCTTTTGGCTTCTTGGACGCGTCTTCTTTCGGCGTCCCTTTTGGCGTTTTCTTTGAGAGTTATTTTAAGAACTTCAGGTAAATATTTTATTTTTTCGCTCACTCGCTTGCGCATAAAACTTTTTAAATTTACATGGTCTATGGGATTAATATCGTATTCCCACCCTTCAGTCCAACGATACAAATCATTATTAGAAAGTCCTTTAGGTTCCTGATCATAAATATCCTCATGTATCATGCGAGTTGGATTGTTATGTTCCCAAGGATCTGATATGTCATTAACAATTCTAAATTTGTAAGCATTTCCTTTGTAATATTTTTTAGCGAGCTTAAGATAAAGTGTTCCTGCGGCAAACCAAGGTTTGGTTTCCGTAATCATCTCATGACCTGTGACTTTACGTTCCCATTCTTTATTTCTCACACCTTCTTCACACTTCATAATGTCACTATATAATTGAAGGGGTTCTCTAAATCGACATTCTTTAATCAAAGTATTGGTTGCCTCTTTTTTCAAAGCACCCATAAGAATGTTAATGTTAATTCTATCATCTTCGCTTATTTTTCTTTTTTTAAAAACATATTGAAGATGGTTGAGTAAATAAGTAATAGGATCACTTNGGCTNTTCTCATGACCTTCTATATCTGAATAAATTCTCATCATGGTTTTTCGATTCGATTATACATTCTAGGACGTCCTCCTTTACGACCCATTCCTACATAATAAAAATTCTTAGGACCTTTAGCCGCTTTGGCTGCATAGTAAGAA